AAACTCCGTCCCGCTGATGCTGCCGCGCAGGGCAAGCACCGAGAAAACCGCCGTGAGCACGATGGTCACGATGCTCTTGACCGTGAGCAGATTGGCAAGTCGATTTTGCATTTTTTGCCTCCTTTACAAAAACCGCACGGCATAGAACTGCCGCTGGTTGGTGTTGATCTTGTTACACGCGCCGTTGATGGCGGCGACGTGCCCGCCGTCGAGCATGACGGCGCGGGTGAGCTTGAGCTTGTCCCGACAAAAGGCGTTGACCTGCTGCGCGGTCATAGCCTTGCAGTAGACGCCGTAGAGCATCCCGCCCTTGTAGCCGAGGACGGTGTGGTTGGTCTTGCGCAGCACGTCGGAGTATGCGCCGGTAAAACCGTCCAGCTCCGGATCGTAGCCGCCGAGCAGGCCCATGCCCCCGACCGCCCACACGACATTGTCGAGCGCGGAGACCGAGGAGACGCGGGCGATGCGCACCGCGCCGTCCGTGGTCTTGTAGAGAACGCTCTCGGGCGTCGGGTAGTGGCAGCTCATGCCGCGCACCACCCTGCCGCCGCGCACGAGGATGGAGCAGGGCTGGCCCTGCCAGCTAAAGCTTCCCGAGATGGCGTTTTTCGGCAGCGGACCGCTCAGGTTGACGGGCTCGATGTCCCGCGCGATGATGCATGGCTGTCCGTACAGCTCGACATTGAGCGGGAAGCAGTCCGCGCCGAGCTTCGCCGCGATGTCGCTCAAGGTCTGGTTGCCGATCCAGCCGTTATCCAGCGCGCCCACAGAGCGCTGGATGGCCTTTATCATGCGGATTTCCTCCGAGGTAGCGCCCTTGACGTCTCTCATGACATTACCTCCCACTCGTCGATCTCCGACTTGATGCGGTCAATAAAGCTGTTGCCGCCGAGGGCCTTGTACCCGCGGTAGAGATAGAGAAAATCCTCCAGCTCGTACTGCCGGATGGTGCGGCCCTCCCTGTGGCGGTAGTAGGTGTGCAGCATGTCGTGCCGGAGCTGGCATTTGAGCGCGTCGGTCAGCTTGTCCAGCCCCAGCAGCTTGTTCCGGATGGGCTTGATGAGCATGGCCAGCGCCGCGAGGATGACCGTGATCTCCGAGCAGGTCGATGCAACGGTCGATAGGTTCATAGGCGTTGTCTCTCTTTCCTTAGGATAGAGCGGGGGATAGCCCCCGCTCTGCTCACTTGTTCAGCTCCATGAGCTTGCCGTAGATCTCCTCCGGGATGTGGCACGTCTCCTTCTTGACGCAGTAGCCGTCCTCATCGTAGGTGAGCTTGTACTGCGGCAGGACGTAGATCTCCGTGCCGGCGCGAGAAAGGTCGCGCGCCATGACGGGCTGCACGATGCTGTTCTTGACGCCCGAGTTTTCGCTCAGGCCCGCGGGGATGTCCGTGACCTCGATGAGCTTGCCGTCGGAGGCGATTCTCTTGTAAGTAGCCATTGTGTTTCTCCTTTCTTACTCTTTCGTGATGTCCGCCGTGCCGCCGTACTCCGCCGGCACCAGCTCGGGCAGACCGCACTCGTTGATCAGGATGTCCGCCACCTGCGGCTTGAGCTTGTTCGGCACTTTGTCAAACTCCGTCTTGCCGAGGATCACTCTCTGTGCGAATAACATTACCATCATTTCTTTACTTCCTTTCTGTAATGTAAAATATACGTTTAACGCCAGCTCGGCGATAAACTCACGCATACACGACCGTCGCCATCTCGGCGATGCAGTCCTCGTAAAATTCCGCCTGATCAGCCTGCGCGCTGACCTGCTCCTTTAAGAGCTTGTTCTCCGCCTCCAGCGCGGCGACGCGCTCCTCCGTGGTGGGCGGCGGAGGCGGCGGGCTGTACGGCTCGCCGATGGCCGCGCCGTCGTAGGAGGCCACGGCCCCGAACTGCGCGGCGACCTCGTCGCTCTCGCAGACAATGATGTTTTCGATGATGCCGTCGGAATTTACAATGCAGTAATTCATGTTGGCCCTCCTTTACGTTGCGCTCTTGAGGTGCATACGGATCGCAATTTTACCATTGCCGCCTTTTTTACCATTATAGGTCGTCGGTCTATGGTCTCCATCTACATAGCCACGGCCTCCACCTCCGCCGCCTCCTGTGCCATCGGTGCCTACATTATTTCCTTTTCCACCGCCAGGGGTGCCCCCCTTGCCCGCAGCCTGAGTTGTGCCCCTGACGCCATAGTAAGCAGGGCCACCGCCGCCGGCCCCTCCGTACAAAGTTGTTGCATCAAATGATGTATAGATACTTTGAGTCCCTGCTGCACCATCATAGCCCGCATGGTTTCCACCTAAACTACCATTAACTGCTCCAGCGGCACCAGCTCCCATAACACCGCCTGTCGCAGAAACGCCCAAAAAAGAGGAATCGCCTCCATTACTATTGCCCGCTCCAGAGCCAACGATAGCGGGGTAGTTGGTATTGGGGGTTACCGAAATACCAGTTTGCTCGACTAAACTCCCCATGCCTCCGCCGTTACCACCTCGTGCTTGGTTGTCATTACTACCACTGCTTGAAGCACCCGAGCCTCCGGCAGCCCCCACTGTAGCATCGACAGTATTGACGTTGGATGAAAATTTGTAGGAGCGGCTGCTTGTAATTTCAAGAAAGTTTCGCGTGGTAAGCGTCAGCGTCTTGGTGATAGTCGTGCCCTTAGTGACAGCGATGGTCTCGGTGTAGTCCTCGATGTCGGCGTAGCCCGTGACCTTGATCGTCTGGCTGCCCTCGGCAATGTAGCCCGCAGCGACGCCGTCTGTACCAGAGTAGACCGCTTGCCCGCTCTCAGTGAGGATGTCTTGCACCAGCACGCCGGGCAGCACATGGCCTGCGCTGTCCTTGAGCGTCAGCGTGATGACAGCGGTGTTGCTCATAATGAGCTTGATCTGCGCCGCAAGACCGGCAAACGCTTCGTCCACCGTGCGGTTTGCCGACGCGCCGAACATGGCCGTCTCAGTCGCGTCGCTGAGCAAACTCGCCTTGTTCAGCGGCGTGCCCTCCTGCGTGGGCTGGTCAGCGCGCGTGAGGTCGTAGAGGTTGGCCTGTCCCGCGACCGGCTCTAACTTTACGCGCCCGGGGTACAAAGATACTCTGTCCTGCATATTGTCTCCTTTCAGACCTCTCCGGCGTACAGCTCGCCGGAAAAGTACCACGATTTGATGAGTTTGTCGATGAGCGCGTCGAGGTCGAGCAAAATCTGCTCAATGTTGTTGGCCTTGACGTAGTTCAGCCCCGCCATGCTCGCCGGTGCCTCCGGTGTGGACGCCATGACCGCGATCTGCCCGCGCAGCGTGACGATGTTCTGCCGGTACGCCTCCATCTGCGAGGCGGTCGGCGCGTCGCTCGTCAGCCAGTCCTTTTTGACCGTCACTGGGCAGGCATAGCCGAGCGCCGCGAAGCGGCCCGCGATGTACTCCACCGCCGCGCCCACGCGGTTGAGGTCGGAGGCGTTGTAAAAGCCCTTGTCGGTCTCATTCTCCACATCCGCGCGCGTGCGGTCGGTGATGAGGCTCAAAAGGCCGTAGTAGAGCGTGAGCGTGTAGTTGGTGCTCGTGCCCGCCGCGGTGACGGCGGTGAGGGCGACGGCGTAGGTGTCGTCCGCCGCCCGCTCGACCGTAGCCGTCCACGCGCCCTTGATAAGCGTCCATGTGTAAGCCGTGCCGTTGACCGTGCCGCTCACATAGATGATCTCGCTCGGCAGCGAGACGCTCAGGACCTGCGCGCTCATTCGATCTCCACCGCGATGACCATCGTCGCGCCCGCGTCGACCGGGTTCGGCGTGATGGTCGCCGACTTGATGACCGGCACCGAGGTGTCAAGCGTCACATTGCGCGTGACCGTGGAGACCTTGCCCGCTGCGTCGGTCGCCGTAATGACGATGGTATTCGCGCCTTCCGCCAGCGTGACGGCCTTGCTGAACGCGCCGCCCGCGCCGACCGTGACGCCGCCCTGATCCGCGCCGTTGAGCGTGATCTTGATTTCAACGGGCGAGGAGGTCGCGTCGTTGGTGATACCGGCCACCGTGAGAGCCGCCGTCGCGGTGATGAGACCGTCTGTCGGCGAGGTGACGTTGAGCGTCGGGGGCACAGTGTCGACCGTGTAGGTGGTGGACTTCTGCGCCGCGGCGTTGCCGTCGTGGTCCTTGCAGTCGATGGTGACGGTGTGGCTGCCGTCGTCGAGCGCCGAGGCGGGCGTGTAGGTCACCTGATAGCCATTGGCGATGGCCGTGCTCGCGAGAGCCGAGGATGCGACCGCCGCGCCGTCCTGTTTAACCAAGAGCGTCGAGAGATCGACGCCGGAGCCGTCCGTCTCGTCCGTGACCGTGAACACGACCGGCTGCTTGCTGTTGCTGACATACGCCCCGGAGGACGGAGAGAGGATGGTGATGACCGGCGCGACCTTCTCCTTGACGTAGAGCTTTAATCCGTTAAGCGTCGAGGCGTCTGCCGACCCGACGGTGCCCGCGTCGTTGGTCGCATTGATCTGCACGTTGTAGTAGCCGCCGGACTGGTTGTAAGATGTTTTGCCCGGCGCGGTGATGGTGGCCTCGTACTTGCCCGTCGCGCTGTTGAGCGCGAGGGCGTAGCTCTGGCCGTTGATGATCGCTTGGACTGTTTGGATCGCCATAGTTTAAACCTCCCCGGCGAATATCTCGCCGCTGTAGTATTTTGTCGGTTCGAGGTAGACGGTCTCCTCCGTCACGGTGACGGTAAGCCGGGTTTTGGTGTTGATGTCGGCGGGATTTGGAGCAAACGCCGCGGCAAGGATCTTTGGAATCAATATCGGATATGTCTCGCTCATGCGCTCTCCTCCTTGTCCCAGTACACCACCACGCAGCCGCTTGCGCCAATCGCGCCGGACGTACCGGTTCCGGGCTCTACATCTATGACCCACCGGCTGCCCGCGGGGCTTCCGTCCGGGTGGTATTGCTTTTCCTTGTGCCGCTCGCCCTTATTTCCACCCTTGCCGCCCTTGCCGCCGTCGCCTGTGCCCGATTTGGGCACGGCCACGCCCGTGCGGGCGAAGCTGTCGCCGCTTTGGATGTCCGTGTAGCCGTTCGGGTAGCACTGCCCGTTGGCGGAGGAGTAGACGCCGAAGGTGGAAGCCTCGCCGATGGTGATGGCAAAGGTCTGCTGCTCGTTGATCTGAATGGTGTCCGCCCACACGAGGCCGCCGAGACCGTCCGTGCCGTCCGCGCCCGCCGCGTCAAAGTCGCCGTCCGCACCCGCCGTGCCGTTGCCGCCGTGCCCGACGAGGATCACGCGCAGCCGCGTTTTGCCCGCCGGGGCCGTCCACGATCCGCTCTCGGTAAAGACCGCGCGCTCGGTGTAGAGATACGAGCCGTCCGCCTGTAAGAGCTTGCTCTGGCAGCCTTGCAGCACGCCGTCCGCGAACTGGAAGGTCTGGTAGATGCGCCGCGCCGCCGTCGCCCTGCTCTCGTTGAGCCACACGGTATCCACGTCGCCGATCTCGGAGGACGGGTCGCCGCGCCCGGTCAGCTCCAGCTGGTTGCCGCCGTAGCACGAGAGGATCAGCCGCGCCGCCGTGAGCGCCTGCGCCTGCGTGTGCAGAAACGGGTTCTCGATGGTCACGGTCTTCTCGCTGCTCGTGGAGTTGCCGGAGACGACGTATTCCGTCCCGTCCGAGAGGTGGAAAATGAGCGACGCAAGGGACTGGTTGGCCTTCATCGTCGGGTAATTGACGAGGTTTTCCAGCGTGATCTTGCTGCCCTGGTTCCAGAGCGGTTCCACCGCAAGTTTGCCCGTCTCTGCGTCCGCGCGCGGCCACGTGCCGGTCGCCATGCAGGCCCAGCGCAGGATGTCGCCGCACTTCTTCCCGCTCACTGCGGCGCGGCTCGAGGCCGTGACCGCGAGGTCGGCATAGTCCGCGTCCACCGTGTAGCGGTCCGCAAAGTTGGTGCCGAGCTGCGCGACGAGTGAGGCGATCCAACCGGAGAGCGTGATGGGCAGCACCGTCGGCGCGAGGTACGCGCGGTCCGCCAGCAGCCCGATGATGTCCACAAGGTCCCACTGCATCGTCAGGCCGTTGTCGCCGGTCTTCCAGCCGTCGGAGTATTGGTAGAAGACGCCCACGCGCTTATATTCCACCGTGCCATCCGCGAGCCGCACGCCGATGTAGGTCTCCACGCCCTGCCGCTCCTCGATGCTCTGGAACAGCCCGGACTTGCTCCGCGGCTCGAACATACGGTTCTTGTTGTTCATCGCCATTTTGAGCATTCCGTATGGTAGCGTCAGGCAAGATACGTCCCCTTGCTGCTGCACGGAAAAGGACGCCAGCATATTTTCGCTCCATTGTTCGTAGTAGCCCGGTATGATCTCTACTGTTCGCATCCTGCGGTACGGCAGGCTCCATTTGGTCACAGTGATCTTGATCGCGTCCGGCGTGTAGACCGTAAAGCCGGATATCTTGACGGCGCTTTGCGTGTTCCCGGTATACGTTTCCGTATGATACGAGACGCCATCGACCAGAAAATCCACCGTAAAATCCTCTGGCACACCGTCAAGCGGGTCGGAAGAAAAGAAGATGCTGCACGCCTGCAAAACGCTGACGTTGGAAAATGACAGCTGCGTCCATACCGGAGTAGAAAACGTTCCGTCCGCGCCCGACAATGCCTCACTTGCCGTCCCAATTTCGCCCGCAATTTGATAGTCGTCGGGGAAAACCGCAAACGATCCATCCAGCAACCAGCGGTTTTTCTCCAGCGTTGCGTAGCGCGGAGGCGCGGAAATGTCCTTGTCCGTCAGCTGTGCCGACTTTGACCACGGCGCAAGCCCGCTTGACGTGACCGCCCCGATGGTCATATCGGGGTCGGAGATGTCCACCACCGCTTTGAGGTAGATGCGCCTCGTTTTCCCGACGATAGCCGAGCGAAACGCGGAGGTCGCATCAATCATGCGGCGTCACCTCCCGCAGCTCGACGGAAAAGTCACCCCACATCGGCTTTCCCTCGCGGCTCCACATAAATTTAGGCGAGGCAAATGCCGTCACAAAAAACTCGGACGAAATCATTTCCGTGCTGTTCGGCGGAAGAAACGCGCAGAGGATCGGCTCATTTCTCCCTTTTCTGCACGCCGCAAGCAGGTTATTTTTCTCCTCGTCGGTAAAATAGCCGTACTGGTAATTCACGCGCCACACCGTTCCGCGCAGCTCGCGCACCATGTTCCCCGGCAGCATCACAAGGTCAACGCTTAGCGGCTCTTCATAAGCCGTATAACCGCCCTTTTGGCTTTCCGGTAAAAGGATCGCATAGCCGCCAGTATCTAAAATGAGTTGATTCATGCCGCCTCCTTATGCCATCTGCGCGTTTGCGATAGGCGTGCCCGCCGCAGCCGCCGCTTTGATGGAAAACGGCAGCAGATAGCTCGCCAGCTTTGTGCCGTCCGGAAACATCAGGTTGATGGTGGTCGTTCCGGCCTCTGTGCTCACGCCCATGCTGTTGACGATGGCCGCGCTCGACCGTCCGATGCCGGAATCGGCAAAGCCTACCGTCGCCGTTCCAAAGTCCAGCCCGCTTGTAATGCCTTGTTTGATCGTTCCGTATTCGCTCTCCCAGCCCTCGCCGAGGCCGAGCGCCATGTTCTCGCCGATCCCCGCAAACACGCGGGACGGCGAGTGAATGCCAAGAACGCCTTTGACGTTATCCACAATGCCGCCGAAGAAGCCGGACACCTTTTCCTTGATCCAGCTCCCCATCGCCTTGATGCCGTCCCACACGCCGCGCACAATGTCCTTGCCGACCTCGATCACGTCAGGTATGGAATCGACCAACGTTTTAATGATCGTTGCCGCCATATTCAAAACGCCTGTGACCAGCTGTGGAAGGTTCTGCGCCAGCCCTTTGACCAACGCAATGACCATCTTCATGCCCAGCTCAATGACCTGCGGCAGCTTTTCGACGGCATAGCCGACGAACTTCTCAATCATTTCAGGGCCTTTTTCTTGCACCACAACGCCAATGTTTTCAAGGATTCTCTCAACGACCGGCAAGAGATTTTCCGCCACCGTCACGGTGCTGCCCAAAAGGTTTGTAATGAGTTCCGCCATGTCGGCGTTTTCATCGCCAAGCCCCGTGATAAAGTTTTCATACGCCGCTTTCATCGACGCGATAGAGCCTTGAATCGTCGTGCTGGCTTCCAGCTGCGTTGTGCCCGTGATGTCCATTTCCGTCTGCACGGTATGGATAGCGTCAACGATGTCCGCGTAGCTGTCGATGGTGTAGTTGGTGTAGTTGCCCTGCGCGGCGTTTAAAGCGTTCGCATCGTCCAAAAGCCGCTGCATTTCCTCCTTTGTGCCGCCATAGCCGAGCTTAAGGTTGTCGAGCATGGTATAGTTCTGCTTGGCAAAACCGGAATACGCGTTTTGGATAGATTCCATGCTCGAACCCATCTTGTTCGCATTGTCGCTCATGTCGGTAATGGCCAGATTCGCCTTTTCCGCTGCCGCGTCCGTGTCGCCGCCCATCGATTGCAGCAGCGACGCGGAAAACGCCGTCACGGTGGTCATGTACTCGTTTGCGCTCATTCCCGCCGTCTGGTATGCGTTCGCGGCGTACTGCATCACGGTGTCGGCAGAGGACTTAAAAAGTGTTTCCACGCCGCCGACCAGCTGCTCATATTCGCCGTAATTTTCTACGGCCTGCTTTGTAATGGCGACCGCAGCCGCGCCAGCCGCTACAATCGCGGCGCCGCCGACCTTTGCCGCCGTAGCAAGCCCGCCTTTCAGTTTCCCTGCAAGCGTTTCCGCCTTGCTGCTCGTTTCCGAAAAGCCTTTGTCTACGTCTCCGTCGTCTACGCTGATTTTGACAAAAAGGTCTAATAAATTCATTTTCTCACCACGCTTTTTGGTGTTTTTTGGTGAAAAGCCCTTGAAAGGTCAAGGCTTATGTACTACAATTTCAGGAAAGGAGGGTTTTGCCATGATCAATTTCAACAAAGATTCTGCATTTGACTTAAAGCCTATTTCCATTGCCGAAGTCCGCGACGAGGTCAACGGTCTTTTGATCGCGGGCGAAGAGATCGCCTGCGCATTTAAAACGATCCGCGACCAGCTTATCTTCACCAACAAGCGCATCATTTCCGTTGACGTGCAGGGCATCACCGGAAAACGGAAATCGTTCAGCTCCATGCCCTTTTCCAAGGTGCAGTTCTTCGCTATCCAGACACCCGGCCTTGTTGAGCTGATCCCCGACAGCGAGCTTGTCCTGACGTTCTCCAATGGCTTTACCGCCAAATTCGAGTTCAAAGGCGATACCGACATCGGGAAGATTGGCCGCATGATCTCGGAATACGTTCTCAAATAACGCCTATTCCTCCGCCGCCCCGTCAGGGGCGGCTTTTTTTATCGTCAGCCCGCACCGCGCGACAATATCGGCGGTGATCTCTTTGCACGTTCTGTTGTCCTGCTTTTTCGGCTCAATCATGTCCGCGTATCGCGCCTTGATGTAGTCCCCGCCCACGTATTGCGCCGTGTTTTCGGCCACAAAGCGCAGCGCGTCGGTCACATAGATGCGGTACGCCTCTGCCCTTGCCCACTCAACAAAGCGCGCCGCGCAGTACCCCACAAACGCCTTTACGCTTCTTGCCCCTCGGTATTCTCCTGCGCAGAGCCAGAGGAGTTCTCGCTCTGCGCCGAGAGAAAAAGCGCGGTGAATGCTTCATCGGTCAAAAGTTCCGTTGCGTCTCGCATCAGCTTGACGAGGTTCAGGGCCCCCTTGTAGCTCTCCGCGCTCACGCCCTCAATAGAGGCAAGAATAGCAATAATATCGCCTTTGTGGCCCTTGAGCAGCGCAGGGAGCGCTTTTCGCGCCCGCTGCGTCATAAACTCTTTGGCCGTCATGCCCTCGGGCAGCTTCTCGCGCTTGAACAGCGCGGATGCCGCATCATCCTCCGCAATGTTGGCAATCGGGTCGATGATATCCGCGATGACGTCAAAGACGCGCTCGCCCTGAATGTCGGAAAGTCTCATTTACGCCTCCGCCGTGCCGGCCTTGATGTAGATTTCAAAGGGAACGATGTCCTGCGCGCTCATGGAATAGTGGCCGGTAAACTCGAACGCAAACTGACCCTTGGACTTGTCCGCCGTCTGAAGCTGGAAGCCGCCCGTGGAAAGCGCGTTGAGCAGCTTGATAGCGATAAAGCCGCCGTTGGTTTCGCCGTTCTTGTCGGAGTAATCGCCTACAAGCCAGATATCGTCAAAGTCCGCGTCCTTGAGGTCGTTGCGTGGTGTGACCTTGGTCGTGTCGGTCGTCCCGATGTCCGCCGCGCCGCACAGCCGCTTTGCAATAGCGGTATCGGCATTGACAAACGTACCGGTCATCTTTACCTCCCACGAATCGAGCTTTTTTAGCTCCTTCATGTTCTTCGGACAGTTGTCGATATCCTCGCCAAAGTCTGAATAGGTCGGCGTGGCGGTAAAATTGACGCCGCCGGTCGTTGCACCGATCTGCCCCGCCTCGCCAATGGTGCCGGTAGCCGGTGTGAAATCGGTCGTCAGAATACCGGCGTTGATCTGAAGCTTCTGAAACGCATCAGAAGGAATCTTGGTAAATTTCATGTCGTTGTCCTTTCATCAGTTTTGCGACAGGAACTCAACCGTGATGTTGAGATACCGCCGCTTGATGTTTTTATCGCTTTCATCCGCGATATTCTGGCACCACGGAGAGCCGCGCTTGATCCACATCGCGCCGCCGTCGTACGGCACCATGCACCCGCCCATGCCGATGGTGTCGGCGATCTCCTGCGCCTTTGCGTTTGGCACCGCTTCGCTCTCGGTGTAATCCCAAAGATTGACCGTCAGCGCGATCTCGCCGCTCTCCCATGATCCGGTGATCAGCTCATAGGTCAGCCACGGGAAAACCGCGTCATCCGGCACGTTGGACGTTGGGTATGCTGGGAGGAATTGAGAAAACCACGCATGGAGCGCCTTATCTTTTGTCATTTCGGCAGCTCCTTTCGCTCCGCGGTGAAGAATTTCAGCGCCCGAATCGTCGGGCCTGCCGACCGCGGCGCATCCCGTTCTTCCGGGTTTGAGGTCACGCGGTAAGTGTAGCCGGTGGACGTGTCGCGGAAATAGTCGTTGTACTCGATGGGGACAGTCTTGTTGACCAGCGCGGAATACACCGACGTAACTCCCTCTTTTTCGGCTCTGCGGGCCTCCATCGAGGTGTCAAGCGCTTGATAGTTGAGAAATTCCGCGCCCTCAGACCATGCGACGATGTAGCCGCCTGCGCCGTCCGGCGTTCGCGTCTTTTCCATCAGCACGCACTTGCTTGCAAAATCGTCGAGCAAACTCACGGTTCCACCCCCTTGAGCTTCCGCCAGTCGTTTAACCGACCTCTAAAAGCGTCCTGCCAGCCGTTTAACGAGCCGCTGTCGTTTCCTGCGCTGCGTTTGGTGTAGGAGTAGCCCCCGAAGCTCTCGCTTTGATACGGGCTTGCAACGGCCTCTCCGTTCTTCTCCTGCCACGCCTCGATCTCAACCGAAAGATCGATTACAATTTTCGGCACGGCAAGCGCCCACACAGAGCCGGTAAACGTCTCGTCCGTTAAATCGACCGCCGGATATTGATGCAGACCATCGTTAAACACAGAGCCGCAGATGCGGAAATATTGATTGGTCAGGAGAAAGGGCAGCGTAATGCTGCCATTCTCCACGGTGAACGTGCCCTCGTGGATTTCCACAAGGAACCAGTTGTTCAAGTGCCGTAAGACCTGTTCAAGCATTACGCCGCCCTCCTTATCACTTTGCGGTCACGCTTGCGTTGCCGCTCTTGAGCGCGTGGTAGTTGCCGTCGCACTCGACCACGGTCACGGTCTGCCCGGTCGCAATGGTCAGGTCGCTCTTGCCATCCCAATCGTTCCAACCGGCGACGTTATCGCCGTAAGCGACGGTCGAAGCAGAGGCACCGGACGTGTACTTATACTTGTTGCCTGCAGCGGCCTTTGCCGGAGACACGGTCAGCTTGGTATCGCCGCTCTTGGAGCCTGCGGCAGAGGTGACCGTCAAAGAGCCGAGCGTGCCGTTGTCGATGGTGCCAACGACCACGCCGTCAATGCGCTCGGCAAACAGCTCCATGCCGTTGATGACAGTGTCCGACGCGGTCATGTTGGTGTAATCAGGCTCCTCGTGGATGCCGATGTAGCCGGTCGCGTCGGTGGTAAAGGTGAAGACCTCCTGCAGATCCGCGCCGTTGACGGGGATGTAGTAGAGGACGATGTTGTCTTTCGCCGTGGCGTAAATCTTGCCCTTGGGGACGCTGGCGTTCATGATGAGCGTGCCGAGACCGAGGAAGTTCTCGACGTAGCTCATGCCGAACGCGGTCTGCACGGTGATGTTGGCCGTGGACAGGTAGTCCGCAACGTCCAGCGGATTCATGAAGTAGACCGCGCCGATCTCGTCATCCTCGAAAAGGACCTGCAGATTGCCCCACGCCTGCGCAAGAACAGTTTGGAAGTTCTTGCCGCTCACCGCGCCGGTGCCGGTCGAGAGGAAGTCAAAGAAGCTCTTGCGAATGCCCTTCTGCACATCCTTGAGCATCTCGTCGGTGGTCATCTCCACCGCCTGATCGTAGCCGCGGTCGGTGATCGCCTCGGCAGAGGTAGCCTTGCGCCACTTCTTGAGCGTGATTTCTTTGTAGTTCACGGCCTCTGTCTTGTAGTGGGAGAGGGGGATAGTGTCACCCTCGGCCACAACGCCGCTCTCGAGCGTGCCGGTCGCCTTGTAGCTCTTGAGCACAGTACCGGCCTGCTTGGCAATCTTGCGGGTCACACCGAGCGCTTCCATCAGTTTCTTGATGGAGTAGCCGAACATTTCGGTAAATTCGATCTCGCGCACGCGGGCGAGGTCATTTTTCTTGATCAGATTGGTTTCAGCAGCCATAATTAGCCTCCGTTCTTATTTTCAAAAAGATTGATGTTTGCAGCGATCGCCGCGCGGCGCTCCGATCTGTCTTTAATCTCCATGATCTGGTCTTTAGTCATTGCGCCGCCGCCGGTATTCGCCGGGGGATTGGCGGGATTCGCGCCCTTGAGCTGCGTGTTGGAGACAAGCCCCTTGTAGGTGCCGTCTACGAGTGCATCAAGGCTCTTGGTGTCCTTGATCTTCTCGCCGTCCAGCTCCAATGCGGCCATTTCCTCGCCGCAGCCGCGCATCGCAAGGTCGAGATTCGCGCCGGTGATGTTTTTGCTCTCAAAGTAAGCCCGGACGGCCTTTTCCTTCGCCGCCTTGCTTTCCCTTGCCGTGATGTCGGTCTTAAAGGCTTCAAAGGCCGAGTGTTCCTTCTCGTACTTTTCCTTATAGCCACCGTCACCCGCTGCCTTGAGGTCGTCCAACTGCTTCTGGACACAGGGCAGTTTCTCCGCGTCCGCCTTATACTTTGTGAGATCGTCCTTGAGGGGGTCAACCACGCCCAGATGCAGCGCAACCAAGCGATTTTCGATCTCTTCGGTGCAAGCTTCGCCGAGAATATTTCTAATTTCCGCTCTCGTAAATTTCGCCATGTTATTCGTTCTCCTTTTCCTTGGCCCCAATTCTTCGGGGGCGAACGTTGTATAAAAACCGCTGTACCTTGCGGGTTTTACCTAAAACAAAAGAGCCAACCTGTAAGAAATCCTTACAAGCTGGCTCCTATTGCCCTTTCCCGCGCCCTATCGCGCGGAAGTGCTGTATTTGATTGTTTTCTTGACCTCTAAGACAATGTACCCGTCGCCTTTTCGTCGTATTTCAGCATCGTTGCCGCGCTTGATAATGGCTTCAATGGCCTTGATGGTTTCATTATCCATTTTTCAGCTCGCTTTCCAGAATGTCCCGATACTGTGCGGCGTGGTCGGCGGCAGCGGGCTTCAAAAACGGCTGTGCCTTGTTGCCGCGCGTGTAATGCCAATTGCCCTTTGCGTCTTGATACACCCACGGTGTAGGCCGTCCTCCGCCGCCTTCGGCGTAAATGCCCGTGCCAAGCTCAACGGAAGGCGCGTAAGAATTGTCCGTCCCGATGATTACCGCCAGTTCCTGCTCGTCTACCACATGAGTATTGCTGTTTCGCAGAATTCCGGTATCCACGGGGCACAGCTTTTTTGCATATCCCTCTGCCACCAGCCCGCACTTTTCAAGCCCCCGCAGCAGCGCCGCCTTGATTTCGGCGGAAACCTCAGCACTGTGGTCTTGAACTTCAATGTTCATTTTTGAGCACCTTTAAGCATCTTTCCCATTCATCGTGCTTCCCCGATGTCGGCTTCTGCTCAATCAAAACAAGGATAAGAATATTCCATTGCTTTATATGATCTTCATGCGTGGCATTGCTTTCAAGAAAAGCTAATGTTTGCTTCATTGGATAAAGTTCCGCCCTTGCAATGAACGATTCCGCAAACGCACGAGCGCAGCCGCGCCTTTCGCACTCGGCATACACTTTTCCCATGCGATTCTCTTCTTGTGCTTTAAGCTTTTCTCTTATCCCTTGAATATTACTCATCATCCATCACCATTTTTATGTAATAGCGGTACTCTCCCATAATTTCTTCTTCGCGGACTTCCTTGATTGTAAATGTTGCCCCGCGTTTTAACAAAAACTCATATTCTGTGTCTTGGAATTGTCCAGCCAACTGATTGACATACGCCCCGCGTCCTACGCCAGCCGGGATTTCAATGTCAAATATCGTCGGCTTTGCAGTAGCAACGCCATTTCCTTGAACAACAGTTGTGCTTGAATATGCGCTTTCGCGGAATTTTTTGCCTACAAGTTCACTCAAGCTCTCTTTCACATCGTTGTCTTCTACAAGCCTGTCAAGAACATCATTCATTACACCGCGCTGAACGCGAATATTCTCTTTTAGCTCATATCTACTTATAGCGCTATCCAAACCTTTGATTTGCTGTTCGACAAATGCGCTATTGATGTTCTCCCAATCACCCGTTTTTCGCAAATATGCGTTTATGTCGTAGTAACCGCCGCCGGTATAGTCCCCAATAGCATAATCTTCGGCCTCTGACAAAGATTTTTGCCATTGTGCGTGCTTGCTTCTTTTCTTTGCGAGCAGTCCTCTTTCTTCCCCATCGTAATAGAAAAAGTCATTTGCCGCATCGCCCGTGTCAAACTGCCTATACTCCGCAGGCTCTGTTTTTTCTTTAATTATAGCAGATTTTCCCGCATTTACAACTTGCGCTGTGTCTTTTTTCCACCCCACCCATTCCGCATAGGTCATGTTCGAGACAACCTCTGTTTGCCCCGTATCGGCGTTTCTGGCGCGTCTCTGCGCAGTAGAGGTATCTACGCCCTCCACGGCGGCGATCAGCGTGCAGCGGCAGTTATATATCTCCCACGGTGGCCCTTGCGGGTCGCCGGGAAAGCGGCAACCGTTAGAAAACTTCTTGTCCTGCGCCACTTGTTCGCCGTCAAGCATAGCATGAGAGTGTCGTGTACGCGCGTCCAGCGTGGCCAACCATTCTTTTTTGAGCTTAATGCCCATCTTCTGCGCCGCCGCGTAGCTGTCCATGCGTCCGGCGTTCTGCGCGCCGGTGGCGGCAGTTCTGGCCGTGCGGATAGCGCTATCGCGGCTCATGGTGGTGATGCGCCGCTGCAAATCATCCGCCATGTGCTTGATGCTCTTTCCCTGCAAGATGGAGCTGGTGACGCTCTTAGTGATTTGCTTTTTGCCATACGCGAGGTCGATACCGCGCTTTAAGGCGCGTTTCGGCGGGTAGTATGGCATTAAGTCCGGCTGCTCCACGATCAAACGCTTGACCGTCTGCTCGTCCCACAGGTCAAAGCCGACGTTGCCCGCAACCTGCTCGATGGTATAGGCCGCATAGTTGCGGTTGAGAGAGTAGATACCGGGCGTTGCATCGTTGGTGTAGGATACTGCCACAGCGTTTGCATCGGTCATGCGGTGTGCCACCTTGTCACGCATGACCTGATAGCGTTCCCCACGCCCGATCTGGTTCAGCCGCCATTGCTTATAGTCCTGCTCCGTCCATTCCTTACCGTTCCGCACGGTGCCGATCAGTGCCTTCATTTCCTCGTCGCGCTTTTTGAATTGCTCAAAGTAAGCGTCAATGGTCGCTTGCAGCTCTTCCCCAGCCTCACGGTACAGCCTTGCAATACGCCGTTCCAACTTCGCAAGCTCTTTGTCGGTCAGCTTGTGTCCGAGGTCACTGTTCGCCATCGCCGTTCACCCCCGGCGCGACCGGTTCCGCAAGACTGCGGTCAATCGCTTCTGCCGCTTTGCGCTTCGCCATGTCCTCGTACTGGTCAATGTCACCGTTGATCGTCAGCAGCTTCTTTGTGATGTATTCATCATCGTAATACGCCGCGCCCAGAAGAATGTTCTGTGTTTCCTCGCTCTTGTTGATAATCTGATTGCGCGTGTAACTCGGCTGGTCCTCAACCCCTGCCAAACGCAGAATTTCCACGATAAACCGCGTGACTTCGGACTCAAACTTGTCTGTCTTCAAATCCAGCGGCGCATAGCTTGCCTTGATCGCGGTCGCCGTCTGATTGCCCGCGGATACCGCCGCAGCGTCGAAGCACTGGAAATCTTCATAGAGTTTCCGTTTCAGCATATCTATTGTCGTATTTGTCCCTTCGTACGGCGCTTCAATTGCCTGCGGTGTTGCCTTCGCACCGTCGTCGCCGTCTGCGTGGGCCACATGCAGCGTTTTGAGCCGCTCCACAAATTTCGCATCGTCCAGATCGTCCATGCCGTTGCAGTTGGACAATACCCAATAGATCAGATTGCCCTCGTCCACGTTGTTGACCATGTTAGAGGACGCAAGATCGAGCGCGTCAATGGTGTTGCGCTTGCCGACAATTTCGGATAGGCACCGCTTGTTGTTTTTCAGCGGCACAATGGGGAAACTCGGATAGTTCCCGCCGTCATAGATTTCGGTTTCGCCAACTTCGGCCTTGCGGATAACGATCTTGTAACTGCGCTTTTCCTGCAATACGCTCATATCTTTGTTTTTCGGCTGGAAGTACTCGGTAAAGCCGTCGATCTCGTACAGCGTCGCTCTCAGGGGCTTATCCTGTGCCACCTGCCAGAACCGGATACCGGCCTTCATCGCGCCGTCCTCTTCATCGTAGAGGGGAACAAACTCAAGCAGGGAGAACACCCGCAAATGCGTCAAATCCCAGAAGCCAAAGGACACGCCCGCGATTTTCGCCTCACGCGCCGCATCCATGACTTCCTGATCGAAGTCCGGGCATAGCTTTTTCGGCGTTTCTTTCTCCGCAAAAGTTACGCCGTTGCCAAGCAAATACGAGATTTCTTGATCCACCGCCAGACCGAAGAAGCGGCTGGCCAGTTTATGGTTTGCCGTCCACATATCCGTGTGGCTGCGCCCCTGCATATCATAGATGATCTTTTCGTAGCGGTTGATGGTCGGATTTAGGCCGTTGTAATATTCCTCCGCATCCACCGCCGTTTTATACGCCGTGCTCTCGCGGTGCTCATTGATCGTGCTGCGGACAAACTCAATGCGCGCCTGCTCGTTGTCACCGACCGCCACGAGGTCGTTATATGTTTTGATAGCCGCTCACCGTCCTATCTGTTCCAAAGTGGTGTATACTCGCGCCGATACGCCTTGTTCTTCAGGACCGTATAAGCAAAATACCGTGTTTCATCCATCGCGTGGTCATTTTCTTTGATCGGCCTGTCATCGGCGGATTTTTCGTCCCACCGATACAGTCCAAACTCGCGGATGCAGTCTTTGCAATCTCGGTGTATCTTGATTACGCCGTCCTGCAAAAACCGCGCCGTTGTCATAATACCGTTGGTTACGTCGTTGTTGGCCTTTCGCACCATATAGCCCCGTCGCCGCAAAACCTCGATAAACGAGGCGGCAGACGGGTCAACGATAATGCTTTTGACGTCCGCCTCGCCGATTAGTTTTTTAATTTCGTCGGCGTATTCCTCGTCCGTCTTGTTCTTCTGGTTATCGCGCCCGGAATAGTAATACTCGCGGATGCGCGTTGCCGTCTTGCCGTCCCAGCGCCAAAGTCCTGCGGAAAACGGGTTAAGTGTGCCGTAGTCGCAGGACACATAGTATTCTCCCTTTTCCGGCAGATCGTCCACAATGCAGCTCTCGTCAAACATCGGATAGATCAGCCCCTCGGCCACCACCCACAAACCGCGAATGTATCGGTCGTAGAACACGCCGCTATACATGGCCTTTGTCCTCTCGATCATCTGCGGTGTAAGAATTGGGTTATCTTCCAGCAGGAAGTGAATGTGCTGCGTATTCTCCCGTTCGTTTTCAATCCACTCTTTGTAAAACCAATGCTGCGGTGATTCGGGGTTACAGTTAAAAAAATACTTCGGATGCTCAAACGAAATCGCACGGGAAAGCGCTTGCTCCACAAACGAACGCGGCATAAGTGCCACTTCATCGAATAGGACCCCGGCAAGCGTGATGCCTTGTATGAGCATATACGAGCTTTCATCCTTGCCGCCGAATAGGTAAAACCAATTTGTTCTATCCCCACACCGAACGGTTAAAATCCTCGTGGAAACCTTGTAATGCATGGACAGCGCAACACCAAGCCCGTCAATTTCCATCAACGGTTTTAAGATATTTCGCTCTGCCGCCTGCACCGTCTTCCCGCAAATAGCGAAATTCGTGCGGTCGTAGTTCTGCATCGCCCACAGCACAAACGCCATCGACATGACCGTCGTCTTTCCGGAACGGACGGAGCCGTCACAGATCAGCGCCATATCATCGGAGCCGATAAACTCCATTATTTTGCGCTGCTTTGCGGATAGCGTTTTAATTTGCATTGTTCTCGCCCTTTAACGCAGTAAGCAAAGCTGCCAACGCCGCAGGATCGCCGCTTTTTTCGTTCTCGGAGTTCCACCCAAAATTGCAGCCAAGCGAGAATTTCGCGCCGTTCGCACCGTCTTTGTCGTAGAGCCGAGATTCGGCGTATTCTTCACAGCGGGACTTCGCGCGCGTAACCGTGTCCGCAAACTCAGGCCTCCCCTGATAATCAATCAGCGCCTGCCGTCCGGTAAACCCCAGCGACAGCGCCAGCCCTGTTACCGTCGGCGGCTTTTCATTTAAAATAATCGGCCTTCCGTATTTATCTGTGGCAACATCGCCGTCAATCATAAGCGGTTTTCCTTTACAACTCTCAAAGTAAGCGTCAATGGCTTCCTGCATTGCCTTTACGCTTTTCCATTTCCTTGGCGCTCCGCCAGCCACACGCTCACTCCCTTTCGTTTTGCTACCAGCCCCCACCCCTTGGCCTTACATAGCAGACTTTACCCGCCCCGCAGTCTCTACCATTACCCCACGCATAAGCGCAAGCCTTCGATTTTGAGGGGCATACAACGCCGCCCACATTGGGCGTTTGTCTTTTCACAGGCTCCCGGCTGCGCTGCGTCTTCCTACCAGCCATCAGGAACTTGGCAATTATACCAGCCGCCTGATACTTAGCTTTTTACGCTTCCTCGCCCGCTGGCCGGGATGGTACGGCATTGCAGTCCTGCCCTGCTTTAGCGCTTCGGGGAAAGTCCCCGTCACTCGCTGTGGTCTTCCCTTACGGGGCACCTATGCCGTGTATGTGCAGATCCCGCTTAGATTGTCACACGCTCATGCCCGCTTGAGGCCCCGCAAGCATTTCAAGCGCTTTCATCAGTAACGGCAAGGAGGACGCATCCCCACGCGCAGTTTTCAGCAGGCATTGTCATTCTCTGTGAGGCGTTCTGCGTACTCTCACATCATCCGGGAGCTACCCGGCCTCTGGCACGGACAGTTGGGAATCGAACCCACCGCACACGGTTTTGGAGACCGCGTCGCCACCTTGGTACATTTGCCCGTATATGTCTCCCCTGGCCCACATTGTTGAGAGGTGCGGGGAGCCCTGTCATTTGTGCCCTCAACTGCCCGCCCCGAAGGGCGGGCTATCAAGGGAGGAGGGAACAGATGAAAAAAGCAGAGGCGTGAAGAGCCTCGCCCCATCACGCCTCTATTTTTGCATAGGTTTTTCTTATTTTTCCCCTTAAAAGGGGAATTTTCAAAATTTTTTTAGATAATCGTCCACGGTCATCGGATTATCCGTCCGTCCGAGCAGATAATCGACCGATACCCCGAACTTGTCGGCAATGCTTTCCAATGCGTCCGTTGTGGGCGTAGCCTCCCCCGCCTCGTACCGCCTCACCGCGTCACGGTGCAGACCGCACAGTTCAGATAAGACATATTGCTTTATTCTCTTTCTCTCCCGCAAACGCTTCAAGCGCTCGGGAAACGCGTTCATACCACATCCCCCATTCCGATCTGCTCAAATTCAGGCTTTTCAAAAAGTGGAGCAAGCATTTTTTCTTTCGCTGCCTCGTAAAACCCCTTGTCCACCTCAAACCCATAAGCATTACGCCCCATCTCATACGCTGCGCGAAGCGTAGAGCCGCTTCCTGCGCATGGATCAATTACAACGTCTCCCTTGTCTGTGAATACGGAAATCAGCCTTTTCAGCACGTTTACCGGCTTTTGTGTCGGATGCACCTTTGGATATTGACTGCGCTTGTCCCTCTCCCACGCGAACCAATCAAATACCATGTGCCGCTCGCCATCCGAACCAACGTTACGGAATTTCGGCAGCTTGTCCCGGTAGAGGACGACCGCAAATTCCGTCGCGCCCACGATCTTCATATTGGCTTTCAGCACCTGTGCAGAGTAGTTTTTACAGAAAAACAGGGGATAGCTTTTCATGAACCCGTAGCGCTTTCCATATTCAATCACCGTTTGTATCTGCTCAAACGCGCAAAACACGATCATTGCCGGAGCCTGCCCCTTTTCCTTCGGTTCCTTGCGCAGCATACGATTACAGAAGTGCATGTACTCCGCAATTTTGAATGTTCCGTCCGTGTGGAAAAAGCTCTGCTTTGCCAGCTTACTTTCACCGTTTTTATTATCCCCTCCGTTGTACCACATCGGATTGCTTGCATAGGCGTCCACGCCAATGTTATAGGGTATATCCGCAATCACCAGCTGCGCTTTTGGGATATTGTATCGCTTAAAATTCTGAAAATTGTCATGGTATAACTCGCATTTCATGCCAGCACCTCCTCCGGTCGGAAACTCTCTTTGATCTCCTTACCGTCTACCATGATCGCCACGGTCACATAGCGCCTCTGCGGATGGATGTACGTCACCACGCCGGTGCGGATCGGGTACAGCTTTTCGCCGCGCGCCTTGCCCGGAAACTCCTCCGGAACCGTTATAAACTGCGCCCGCACCTTGTCGCCTACCTTCATTCCACACCTCCGAACGCTTCCTCAAATGTCAGGCCGCTCTCTCTGAGGATGCCTTTAATCACGTCGATGGTATGTTGATTGTTCCCCGACAGCCACCACCAGATGTTGCTTTTGGAAATGCCTACCGCATCGGCAAGCTGGCGGCGCGTGTACTGCCGCTCGCAGAAAACCTTTTTCAGCGCCGGATAGACGCAATAGGGAAATTCAATCATTTTCTCCCCACCCTCCGTTTGTATCGGTCTTTTGACCTCTGAATGTAATTAATCATCGCGCTTTCTTCGGCTATGCTGACCGTTTCGTTGCTTTTTGCCTCTTTCTTTTTTTGCAGCCACGCAGCGTATCGTTCACAGGTCGAATGACAGCCGACATGCCGCTCCTGACAATTAAAGCAGCTCATATCATCCCACCTCGTACTGCGGACAGGCCGTGACAATGTAGCTTGTTTCGTAATGCCTGCGAGCGCCGCCGCAAGAATTCATCAAAACCTTTGTTTTGATCGCGCGCCAACCTTCCACCGGCCTCCACTTCAGCTTCCGTGTTTCTTTGTCGCATTCCGACCAAGGACATTTCCCGCAGGCGTATTTACAGGTCCAACAGAGTGTTTCGCTTTGATTTGCCATTTATACTTCCTCCACCCAAATGCCGAATCGCTCCAGCATTAGTTTTTTCTTAATGATATAGTCCTTTGTTTTAAAGCCCTTTGCGTCTTCTACAATCATTTTTCCGTCACGGGTATACACGAAGTCGGCTATGTATGTAACTGCCCTCACAGCGGCTCCTGTGGGCGTTCTCTGCGCCCCCACGAGCTTGTACGTCTGCTGTAGCTTCAAGTCGTGTATTTCCCCCGCTTTCAGCAGCATCCGCAGCTCATCGTAGCGGTCTGCCTCGTGCTTGCTGTCAAACGTAATGCCATGCCGCACGGTTTTGCGGTTGTGGTACTTGCCCGTTTTCTGAGCAAGTACCTTTTCACCCACCTGTTTTTGTGCCGCAGGCCCGAGGCGTGCGCCGCGCTCCACCTGCGCATTAAACAGGTTTTCTATTTCGTTTGCGTCAATTAGTCTCACGGTTGTCACTCTCCTCCAATTCGATCACAAAGGTATTGAAAAACCATCGCATTTCTTTGATTTCCCGGTCAGCAAGCGCGACCGGGAGCATACGCAGCGTATCGCCAATGGACAAGCCCTCATACGATTTACCGCCGTCTTTCACGCACAAATTCGTTGGCGTAAAAGGATTCTTTAAACTGTTGAGAAAATTAAACTCCCTGAGTTTCATTCAGCACCTCCGTCCATCTTCGCCCCGCAGTGTGGGCAGTAGTTCGACAGAACAAACTTGTCGTTGCAGTCGTAAACAGCTTCCTCTTTGCAGGCAGAGCAGATATATCCGCCAATCGGGTCGCGTCCTGCAACTGCGGGATTCCATCCGGTCATTTCGCTTTCATAAACAGGCATCCACAACCCATGCACCACCGGCGCAACGTCGGCGGCGGGGATTTCCGAGAAAATGTCCACAA